AGGTTCGATTTTCTTCTAATTTAAACATTAGGGGAGATAAAATGATTTGTGAAAAATGTAATAAGGAACATAATGGTTCTTTTGGTTCCGGTAGATTTTGTTCTAGAATTTGTGCAAATATTAGAGTTCATTCTATAGAAACAAAAAAGAAAATTGGGACAAGACTTAAAAAACCGTTATATAAAAAAACTTGTGTTTTTTGTAAAGTTAAATTTGAAACTAAAATAAAAAATCAAAAATATCATGATCGTAAATGTAGATTTAATGATCCTGAATTTTTAAAAAATTTTTCTGCATCTCTTAAGGGAAAGACTGGTGGATATAGAATAGGCGGAGGAATTGGTAAATCTGGTTGGTATAAAGGATTTTGGTGTGACTCTTCTTGGGAATTAGCTTTTGTTATTTCGCACTTAGATAACGGAATAAAGATTAAGAGAAACATTAAAAAATTTAGTTATAAATTTGAAGATAGAAAATATAATTACATTCCTGATTTTGTAGTAAGAGGAACTTATACAGAAATTAAGGGATATAAAACAAAAAGATTTGAAGCTAAAAAAGAATTTTTTCCTAAAAATTTAAAATATAAAGTTTTGTACGAAAAAGATATGCAAATTTATTTGGATTATGTAATAAAAAAATATGGTAAAGATTTTATAAATCTTTATGAAATGCGGAATTAGTTAAACAGTATAACTTCTGGCTTCCAACCAGATGTCACCGGGGCAGCACCGGTATTCCGCTCATGTAGTCACGATGATTCTACGGGGTCGCTCCCCGCTACCGGAGTTTGATTCTTCGGGTGACTACTACAACCGTAATCCCAAAGAAAGGAGAAACCATATGAAAAAAATCGTAGCTTTCGTATTAGGTCTGATTTTTGCCTTTGCGACGGTAACAATAGCAGCCGACAAGGTCGTTGTCCCTGCTCCTCCGGCACCTGCTAAAACTGTTGCCGCTGACAATACTGTCAAGAAGACCGAGGTCAAGAAGAAAACCAAGAAGGTCAAGAAGTCGAAGAAGCCGGTTGCCAAGAAACCGGTAGCGACTGACAACGCCGTAAAGGTGAAGTAATTCGGTAGGTCGACTAGTTAAATGGCAGAACGTCGCCGTGACATGGCGAAAACAGAGGTTCGATTCCCCTGTCGACTAATTGCCTTCATAGCTCAATGGTAGAGCAATCGGCTGATAACCGGTCGACGATAGTTCGATTCTATCTGATGGCACAAAAAGTTTTAAAATGCGCTAATTTAGCTCTAAGGGATTAAACGATAGTTTGTCAAGAAGACCTCTCACACCGAAAGACGTGCTTAAAAAGAACTCAAGACACAGGGTCAGTATGGTAAAAAACGTCTTGTTAAAATATGGCATAAAGGAGTACGTCTGTGAAAGTTGTGGACTATCTGATTGGAAAGGCAGTAAGATTGTTTTTCACCTGCATCATCTTGACGGAGATAGAAGTAATAACGATATTCGTAATCTTAAGTTCCTTTGTCCAAATTGCCACTCGCTTACTGAGAGTTATTGTTTGATAAAGAACTACAAGATAGATGAAGAAGAGCTCAAGAGAATCGCAGCTGGTCCGATGAACATGTCGGAGATGCTCGGAGCTTTGGGACTACCGGCTGACGGGGGAAACTACTACAGGTTGAAATCAAAATTGTACGATTTAAACATACGGATGGACGCGTGATGTTTGCCCTCGTAGATAAATGGAGATATCGTTTCGCTACGAACGAAAAATTGTGGGTTCGATTCCTGCCGAGGGCGCACAGCATCTCCTTATAGCTCAATGGACAGAGCATCACTCTCCTAAAGTGAGGATCCAGGTTCGACTCCTGGTATGGAGACATCTTAGTTTACTCAACACAACGAACAGTGTACAATAGTTCAAATGCCCTCGCCAGCGGATCTGGCAGGCGGTCTTCTAAACCATCGAAGAGGGTTCGACTCCTTCCGAGGGCGCAATGGGTTGGTTCGATTACTTGTGGACAGCTTTTTGGATTTACGTGGTGTACGAGATGATAAGAAGTTTTAAGAAGATGGGCCCATGATGAAATTTAAAATAGAAGTCGAGATAGACGACGAAGAAAAAAGCATCAAGATTAGAGACGACAGGAAGCCTCTTGATGAGAAAGAGTTTAATGGAGGATTCTACCTCGTTGCCTCTGACAGTGAACTTAAGACCTATTACGTTCTGTCTTACGGCTCTTCGGCAGACATTGGTTGGGCCATGGCACAGGCTATTAATGACGGTTGGAAGTTGCCGTTTGTGCGGCGCCTGTTCTTCCATTTCTCCGAATGGATCAACAAGTTCATCACTAAGATCGGTAGTGGATATGACGTGGACGGGACGGACATTAAAGAAGTTGCAGACAGGTGGGAAAAGGAAGAAGAGAAGAAGTTCCACTGATTAGGACGATAGGTTAACGGCTAAACCAATAAATTTAATTGAACCTAAATGAATTTTATTAAAATATTGATCTACCTTCATTAATTTATTTATGGAGGAATTAATAAATGAACATTTGTGAATACGGATGTGGTCAAGAAGCAAGATTCATAGTAAGAAAAACCCATAATTGTTGTTCTGAGGTTATTCAAAAGTGTCCAACAATAAGGGAGAAAAGTTCTAGAATAGCAAAAGAACTTCATAAAAAAGGAGTATTAAATTCAAAAAATTTAGTTTCCTTTAATAGAGAAAGAAAAGGAAAACCGGGTAAAAAATTAGAATTTAAAGATATAAAACATTGGAGCAATATTAAGCGAAGGATTTTTGAAGAAAGAGAAAGAAAATGTGAGAAATGTGGTTGGGATATTCAAAATTTTTTTTGTGGAATTATTCCGGTTCAAATAAATCACAAAGACGGTAATAGAAAAAACAATAATAAAGAAAATTTAGAAATTCTTTGTCCGAATTGTCATAGTTTGACGGAATTTTATATGTTTTACGGAAGAAAACATAAAACAAAACGGGTTGCTGGTGAACTGGTATCATGTCTGCCTCCAAATCAGAAGTAGTGGGTTCGATTCCTACGCTTCCCGCAAATTTAGTCTGAACGGCCTCGTAGTTAAATGGTATAACGGGCAACTTATAATTGCTTATTGGTAGGTTCAATTCCTCCCGGGGCTAATGAACCAAAGGAGTAGAAATATGATAAGAAAGAAGAAAGTAATTAAACACACTGAGGTCGGTCCTTCTTTTCCAACGACAGAACCGAAGTACAAGAAGTGGGCAGGTTGGATCGGACTCTTTATAGCCGTCTGTGTTTCGATAGGTTTCATTTCAGGTGCTTGGTCCAAGTACGACATGAGGTACGCAAAAATATCTGTCGTTGAAGAGATGAAAAAAGCAGACGCGCTCGCCTTCGCGGAGAACAAGTATACTAGTGACAGGCTTGACGTTAAGATAATGCAAGACAGGCGCAACGAACTCGATTCCAGAGTTTACAAGATAGAGCAGGCTCCGGCTCCTGTGAAAAACAGTCCGGAAGTAAAAGAGCAGAAGAGACAGTACGAGGGCGAGATAAAGGAACTTGACATGGCGATAGACGCCAAGCAGAAACAGATGGTTCCTGTAAAATAAGGTAACTAAAGTTCTCGAGACACAGTTACCGGGGAGGCGACCTGGTGAGCGGCAGCAATAGTCCAGCTCGATCCTCCCGAATGGGCCTTTAATTCAATGGTAGAATAACCGGCCTTTAACCGGTTTATCACGGGTTCGATTCCCTGAGGGCCTAATGGAAAAGAAAAAAGAACTACTGTTTTCAATAACGAGAAAAGATTTTAGGGTTGATACTTTTCGTTCTGGTGGAAAAGGCGGACAGAAACAGAACAAGACGGACTCCGGTGTTAGAATTACGCATTTCGATTCTGGTGCCGTAGGAGAGAGTAGAGAAGAAAGGTCCCAATTCCAGAATAAAAAGAAAGCGTTTCGCAAACTGATAGAGTCTACGAGATTTAAGACATGGCACAGGATGAGAGTTGCGGAGTGTCTTATTGGCCTTCAGAATATAGATAAGGCAGTTGACGAAATGATGGACATGAAAAACATAAAGGTGGAATACCTGTGAGTGAAAAAGAATTTCATGTTTTTTTTAATAATTATAGAGAGGCTAAGAAAATTTTAAAGGAGTATTTTAAGTGGAGGCCCAAGCTACCAAAGAAACCGGCCTACGACATGGACGAGGTCTTTGAGAATCTTGAGTACCGTAAGGCCTGTACCTTTGAGAACCACTATTTGAACGTCTACTACTGGTTCAAGAGGAACTTCGATTTCATCTGGACGCCGTACATTCTTAAGGGGTACCTGAAACGCGCGTGGCAACGATGCACTCGTGGCTGGAGCGATAGGGACCTGTGGTCGTTGGATTACACGATCGCCAAGTTCTCGTTGCCCAGGTTGATCGAGCTCAAGAAACAGATGCACGGTATCCCGACGGTTATGTTTGAGAAACTTCCGAAAGGGAAGTACAACCATAACAAGAAACAGACGAAAGCTGCTGAGAAAAAATGGAATGAGACTCTCGACGAGATTATATTTGCTATGGATTACGTGGCAAATTGCCGTGAGCATGATTATTATCCGAAGAAGACTTGGCCTGAAAAGACCACGAAGGAAGACTACGCTGAGCTTCTTGAGGTTGAAAAGAGAGTCGGTGCGGGCTTGGAGTTATTTGGTAAGTATTTTAGGAACCTTTGGGACTAATTTAAAATCTTAACGATTTGTATCTGTTGTTTGACAATTGAATTAGAATGCGCTTTTGGTGCGGGTGATTCGGCGAGAGAGCAGAAGCGAGGCTCATAACCTTGTTAGGCAGGTGCGACTCCTGTACCCGCCACCAATTTTTTTTAAGGCTTACGTACAAGAGTACAGGCGAGGCTCATAACTTCACCGCGTTCGGACCGATACCGAGGTAAGCCAATACGGATCGCAAGCTTAGATGGTGAAGCACTCGGCTCTTAACCGATAGAACGGGGTTCGATTCCTCGGCGATCTACCAAACCTGCGTGTAGCTCAGCCTGGTCTAGAGCACCTGCCTTGGGAGCAGGGGGTCAGAGGTTCGAATCCTCTTACGCAGACACGGCCCTTTAGGTAATTGGAATACTGTCTCGTTTACACCGAGAAGTGGGTGGTTCGATTCCGCCAAGGGCCAATGATTGAGGAGAGCCTTCCCGGGGTCGCGCGATGCGGAAACCGACAGGCATGGTGTAGGGATCTGCTGACTGTGATCCCGAGGGGCTGGTATCTTCCAGGTCAGAGGAAGATTGTGGCGCCAGTGGTTTGCACCCGGGTGGTTCGATTCCACCAAGGGCCAATAGCGGTACACGTAGTTGGATCGTACGCCAACTCTTTAGGCCGCTGGGAGGCTTTGTAGGACTAGCTGCAGCTCTTGTCCTACTCCCTCCCAAACGGGGCTGTAGTTTAATGGGAAAACATTCGGTTTGCACCCGAACAATGGGAGTTCGATTCTCCCTAGCTCCACATAGAACCAGGAAACCTGGTTCTTAGGTTGGGAAACCAATCTTTTTTTAAGAGTCCATAGGAGGACATTAGATGACGAAGAAACTTTATGTGGGAAATCTCCCATATGCAACAACGGAGGACGTACTGAAGAGCACGTTCGCGCAGTACGGTACTCTGGAGTCGGCGGTAATCATCAAGGACCGCCAGACCGGTCAGAGCAAAGGGTTCGGTTTCGTTGAGTATTCGACGAGACAGGAAGCGGTAGATGCGATCAGCAAGCTGAACGGATCGCTTCTTGAAGGCAAGGCGCTCAAGGTCTCTGAGGCAAAACCTCAGGAACCTAGACCTAGCTTCTCGAGGTAAATAAACAGAAGGAGGTTCTAATGGGAATCTTCAAAGGAGGCCGCCATGATAAGTAGATAACCTAAGGAGGTTAACTTGTCATGGGAAAATGGTCAAGACGCGACGTCAACGCCAAGAATTACGGAGAAATGGGGAGCAATCCATTCCGTAAGGCGAACGGAAAGAAACGCGGAATGAAGGCCGGTAAACAGAAACAGAAACGTAAATCTTCCAAGTAAGGTTTACAGGGGCTATAGTGAAGAGGGATCACGCGAGGATGGCATTCTCGAATCCCGGGTTCAATTCCCGGTGGCTCCAAATTTTCAATGGGGGTGTTATGCAGAAGTCTACCAACATGGAGAAACAGGTCTGTTGGGGCTGGGACGGTGCGTACGACTACCCAGACATGCGTCAGTACTACAAACAGGTCGTAAAAAAACAGATCAAGGAGGAAGCAAATGAAGAAGTTGGAGAAGAAGGAAGACGGTTTTACGACGATCGATTTTGATTGCGACGCAAAGACTCTGAAGTTACTTAATTCCGTAGCCAAGTTAGCTCGGGTCACCCTGGACCAGGTTGTCGGTGTCATTCTTGCCACGTATGTTGTCAATGAACCTGGTTTCAAGGCAAGTTTCAAGAAACCGACCGCTAAGGATGTCATAGTTCCGAAATCCAAAAAGAAAAAAGAGGACGGTGGATTTGTTCCACCGGAGATTTTGGGCTTCGATAAAGAAAAGAAAAAGAAGAAGTAAGCCGTACGGGTTGTGTTCCCTGCATCCGGCTGTAACCCGGAAGTCGAAAAACAAGTAGGGTGGGACGACGAATAGGTTCAATTCCTTCACAACTCACATGAAAAACAGATCCGATAAAAAATACGTTGTCAAGATTTACGAGGCACAGTGGGACGACAAGCACAGCGAGTCCGTAAAACCTTTTTTTGCACAACTAAAAAGAGAATGCGCGCAAGACGACGACGGTAACGATCCGTTGTTTTCCTATTACGTTTTTGGAACCGCAGATGGCTTAGCCGCCGCTCTTAACTACAAATTGGACGTTGGACTGGATGGTCGTCTTAAGATCGGTTATTTTGGAGTACACGGTCATGCAGACAAGATCCAACCCCTGATACCTATCAATAGAGTAAAACTACGCAACATCTTGATTAAAACGACCAACTTCGACGGACTTTATTTTGGAGCCTGTGACTTCGTGAATCGCAAGACGGCGGAATCTCTCTTGAACAATATATCCACCTTGAAATGGATTGCCGGCTTTGCAAAATGGACCCCGTGGCTAGAAGGTACAATATGCGATACATTGTTCTTTCGTCTTTTAATATCAGGACGTTTCAGGAGACCGTCCCATACTAACACAAGGTGGGACGTGATGACTAAACCGGAAGACGCGGCAAGGAACCTGTACCAAGTGTACCCGATGGCGATTGATCTGAAGTTCAGTCTGTTTTACAGGAGCCCAAGTGGAATCATAAAGTCCACCCTGGAAGAGTACAAAGAAGTAAATCTAGTATAGGCTCTGTGGGTGATTGGCATTAGCCAGCTGTCTGCAACACAGCGCAAGCCGGTTCGATTCCGGTCAGAGCCTCATTCGGTTAGTTTAAGAAAACACCCCAGCGAAGACATGGGGAGATGCTAGGCAGAGGTCCAGCACCGAATAGTAGTATAAACTTATGGTATATTATTTAACTATACAGTCAAACAACATACCATTTTGATCTAATTTATACTTTAAGAAAATAAATCTTGGAGTATAAAAATGTTATGTAAGTACGGATGCGGACAAGAAGTTATATATAAAGATCGTTGTGAAAAAAGTTGGAGTAAATGTCCTGAGTTGAGGAAGAAGAACTCTGAAAATCTTAAAAAAGCATATGACGAAGGAAGAAAAGATAAATTATG